AGAAGTAATCCCTTCGGCTTCTTTATATTCTTCTACTGTAACTAAATTTGTCATTATTTTATAAACCTATTAGTAAAAACTCAGGGGGCGAACCCCCTGGGTTTTATTAGCTTTTAGCTATTAAGCGTCGGCTGCGTTAGCAATTGCTACAGATGGCTCATCACCAGATCCGCCAGCAACTAATTCTGCGAAACCTAAAGACTGAGTAGCAACGATCACACGACGTTGATTCATTACTTCATAGTCTTGCTCAATGCTCACACCGCGTAAACGTGGAATCACGTAGTTACGAGTGTTAACTGCGTAAGCAATAGTAGTGCCTGCATCATCAGCTGGGAACTCTTCAGAAACAACAACAGCTGAACCGAATACCGCACCGATTGTACCAGTAACACGTACCGCTAAATCAGAACCAACTTCATCAAGAGTTTGGAAGTTAGAATCGTCTAGTAAGTCATAGTAACCTTTCTGAGATACGATGTAAACAACTTCTGATGGTACAAGACCATATTTACCCATTGATTGGCGAGCGTCTAATAATTTAGCAGCAGTTAAGATTGAAGTACCTGCATCGTGAGCACCAGCAAGAGTAACACCAGCGTTAGCAACGTCTGCTAAACCAGAGATCTTACCAGATACACCATTAAGGATTGCATCTTCAACAGCGCGAGCGTGTGCACGTGCAACACCTTCAACAAGCATTGGTAATAAGTTAACAAGTACTTGCTCGTCTACTTCGTTGTCCATGTAGGTGCTTGAAATCAAACGGTGAGCAGTTAAAGTGATCTGCTTAGGCTGATAAGTATTGTTAGTAGCGCCACGGTTTTCTAAGTTACCAGAAGTAGCGTTAGTAGCAAAAGAAGCTTTGCTAGTGTCTACTTGTAGTGGTAAGATAGTTGATGCACCATTAACTTGTACTTCACGGAAAAGAGAAGCAACTTTAAGGTCACGCATGATTTCTTTTTCGATTTGAGCAGAAACTTCTTGATCGATGTCACCAGCGTTAGTAGCATAGTCGATACCAGCTTTTTCTTGTAACTCAATACCGAACTCAGTGTTCATACCTTTTTGAGTCATTACACCCAAAACGTGTGCTTTTAGGAACTCATTGCCCCAAGCTTTAACGTCAGATTTCTCTGCACGGTCAGCGAATACTTTTTTGCTATCACGCATTTTTTCAATTTCCTGATTTTTCTCTTCAAGCTGTGCTTCAAGAGCTTTTTGAGCTTCTGCAAGCTCTGCTTGTTTTTCAGCCATTTTAGCTTCAACGTCTGCTAAAAGTGCTTGCTTTTCTGCTTCAGCAGCTGCTTTTTGAGCTTCTTCTGCTTGTGCTTTTTCTAAAGCGGCTTGCTCAGCTGCTTTTTCTTTCGCTTGTTCCATTTTGATTTGAGCCGCAGTATCAGCCGCAACTTTCTTCGCAAATGCTTCCAAGTCGATTTCTGGAGTGTTGTTTACTTCAGACATGTTTTTCTCCTGTTCGATGGTCTCTTCGACCACTGTACTTTGTGTTTCGTTAGATTCTTCAGAAGTAATTTCTTCTTCCAAGTCCTTCTCAACACTATCAATTAAAGATTTTTTATACGCCTCATACTCAGACTCTGAGTCAAAAGACTTTGCTAGTGAGAAAGTAGCTGCTTGATTGCAAGGAACGGAAACAACCGAAACTTCAAACAACTCAGCATCCTTTACCAAGATTCCGTCGGTTTCCTTAATGTAATCAGCATCCTTGACTCGGAAGCCGACAGAAAATGCTCCAAGGATACCTTCTTTTACTAGTTCAGCTACGTGATCTGGTGCAGATTTAGAAATTTTAGCTTCCATCTCTAGTCCATTCTTCGTAACTTGTAACTTTGTTGCACGACCAATAGGTTTATTGTAATCGTGGTTGAAAAGAATAATAGGGTTCTTTTCAAAGTTATTTAAACCACCTTTCGCCCAAGCTTCTGCAGGGATTTGATCTCCTGCTCGATCGAAGTCTGACGTAGATGCCATTCCTCGAACAATGACACTACCATCATCAGATGTGTCGACTGCTTTAAGCGTAGAGGTTAAGTTGAACATTTTATTCATACTATTTCTCTTGTTTTACTACCGGCTTCGGCTTTGGCTTTGGCGCTACCTTTGCAGGCGCTGGCTTCGGCTTTGGCTCAGCAGGCTTAGGGGCAGGCTTAGGTGCCGCCTTAGGTTTAGGGGCATGAATCTTTGCCCATAATTCTGGCTCTTGCTTTTGCATTGCAGATAACAATGCGCCCCAAGCTCCAAAATAGCAAGAAAGTTGAGCTACTCTAACTGGACCACCAGCTAACTTACCGTATGCTCTACGATCTACAGGTACTTCCCCCACTTCGGCAAAGAACTCTGCTAATTTTCTTACGATTGCTTTACGTTGGCGTAAACGAACTGCCATTTATTATTCTCCTTCTTCGTCTGTATTTTCAACAGGACGACCACCTTCGCTAGGGTTAGCAGCTGATCCTGCAATATTCGCAGGAACTCGTAGTTCGTCATGTCCTTCTACAGGATCAAAACCTAGTTTAGTACGAGCTTCGTTAGCTGTAATAATACCGGTGTTTACCAAAGTAGCATAGTATGCTGATTGCTCATTTAACTCTGGTTGTAATGCTGGAATGTTAGTAATATCTTCTACTAGATCAAATCCAAAAAATCTTTCTAGTGCTTCGTTCATCTTGCGATGAATTGGAAGAACTGTTTCTAAGTAGTAAAGTCTTAGGTTAGGCTTAATGTTTGCATTGTTACCTGAGTCCATTAATAGTGGTGGAATACCTAAAGCTTTTAATATAATCTTTTCATTTACTTCAATAGACGATTGAAAATCTAACTCTTTAAAGTTTACATGAGATAAACTATCAATCTCAATACCGCCATCTAGGATTAGAGGTCTACGACCGCCACCTGTAGGATTGTATCTCATAGACCATGACTGAATCATACGCTCTTTAATCTTCTCAGATAAAGTGTTTGGAGATTTAAGTACTAATCCAGGAACGGCTCCGTTCTTGAAGAAGTTATCTTGAAAGTCTCTCATACGCATCATAAGCATCATAGTACGAAGCGCAGGCTTCAAACGTGATACACCACGGTAGATAGAGTAAAAAGAGTTTTCTTTCACATGAATAATCTCGTCAGGGGAGAATGAAACTCTTTCTTTAAATGTAAATTTCTTAATGTAAGTCTCTTCGTCTGCATGAATAGTCATATGCTGTGCAGGAAGATGATATAAGTGAGCACCATCAAAATAAATAAAGACATTACCGTCTAGGATATAGTCTGTTACTAAATTACGGCGAAATGTAGAGATGTCTTGATAAGGGTTTGGTTCTTGGTTAAGTAAAGTGTTTACTTTTGAACGCTTAATACCCTTAACAATATTAAAGTTTCCTGATATAGGATCACCTACACGAGTAGGTATTTCTGAAACATCATCTACAATTAAGTTAACACCACGATTAACTACTTCTAGTTGCTCGTATGCTTGCTCATATTTAAAAGTGCTCTCTCGGCTCGACTCAATTTTATGATCATAAAAAGGTTGAGCAGGGTTTAACTTCTCTTGTTCTTTACCAAATATTTTGTTAATCCAGCCCATTCTTCTCTCTTTGAATCTCTACCCAACGCATCTGCTTTTTAGCGGTGCCTAAGCTAGGGTCTTTGCCATAGATTTTATGTAATTGTAAATGATGGTGATGACACAGCGTTACCGTCTCATCGTAAATCTTTCCGTGGTTCTCTTCAATGAACTCGTCTCTCCAAATTACTATGTACTCATCGACATAGTGTTCTGGACGTTCTTTCTGTTTCTGTTTTAACCACTCGTTTAATAAAGGAGTCATAGTATAATAATGGTGAAAATCTAAGTTCTCTTCTTCTCCGCAAATGTAGCAGCTAGAGTCTTTTTCGTACTTAGACTTTGCCTTATCTCGTATGTATTTTATTTTGTCCCTTTTTAACTTAGACATTTCTTTCCGTCCTTTATTTATATGAGAATTATAGCGTGGGGGAGTTGATAAGTCAACAACTATTTTTTAGACCCCTTTCTAGAACCCAGTAGAAGCCGTCTCAAAAGAATAGAGTGCATATCGTAAAGCATCAGCCATATGCGATGCTCGATTGTGTTTCGGCTTTTCCTTTGCGAGGTTCGGATTAGGATCCCATTGATACTGGTCGAGAGACGCTAGAGTCTCATTACAACGCTGATCAACATAGAGATAATCGTTATCAACTACCGCAGCTACTTTTGCTATTCCGTCAAGAACTGACTTCTTAGCGTTAATTGTTGAAATATCATACTGCTGTGCAAAGTCAAATCTCGTTTGAGCTGCTGCAGCATCAATATAAATATAGTCTATATCCCACTTATCAATTAAGTGCTGGATCTCTCGAGCATGTTGTTCCGTAGTTTTCTCTGCATCGAAGTACTCGTCTAGAACGTAATAACGTTCCTCATCCCAGTCGTACCCAATAACGCAGAAAGCAGTAGGATCGCGGTAACCCACGTCAAGCCCAGCGAATATATCCATATCTCTAGTTTCAATTTCTTCAAAGTTTTGCACACACTTTTCATGGTTAAAGTTCCATACTTGACCTTCGAACTGATTAAAGTCAGCTTCATATTCTTGTTTAAATTCAGCTTCCGACATACCCTTTCGAGCTTCTTCAATGTCTTGTTCTGTCATACGAGGGTTGTCTTTGTATGTAGCTCTGATTGCTGCCCATTCTGAGAAGTCTTCTTCGTAACCACGATAAAAGAACTCAGCAAACCAGTTGTTCCGACCCCGTGGCGTTGATATAAAAATGGCCTTTGACCCAGGCTTGTCGAGTGTAGGACGCAAGGCCACATTAAAGGCATCTTTTCCATCTGCTAACGCTGCTTCATCAAAAATTATCAAATCGTAAGATCGGCCAACACACGAGTCTACCTGGGTCACAGAGCCCATTCTTATCGTGCTTCCATTACTCATTTCAATAACTTTATCTTTTGCGTTATCACGCTTTACTTCGAGGTCGAAGTGCTTAATTAAGTTTCGCTGCAAATCAAAAGAAATTTGAGACAGTGAGTAGTTTGGAGACATGATTAGAATGTTCGAGTTTGGGACAAGCGATATTAGCTGCCCAATTATATTTGCAATGTATGTTTTTCCCTGTCTACGAGAAACTGCCGCACATACGAAACGGTATTTTGGATTATTGACAGCGTTGATAATAGCCATCTGAGAAGGGAGAGGTTCAATACCTAAAAGATTCAGGTACTCGCTAGCATCTAACTTAATAAAACGACTATCTGCAGGATAATCACACAGATAGTCGCCTATAATATCACTTCGGCTAATTTGTAAAGCCATTTAGTATATTCCTTTAGGTTATTTTATTTAAAACAGCAGCAACTGTTATAACGTTACCTTTTACAGTTTTATCCAAGGACCCGTCATCATTATCTAAAAATTCTTTTACAGTGCTATGTAAAGCTATAGACTCCTCTTTGGTGATGGTGCCATCACGAAGAGCTTCTTTTAAGTCGTCTAGTATTGTTTCTGGGTTCATATTTAATTGTGCCATTTTTATTTCCTTTATAGTAGATTTTGTATAGCGGCTAAAGTTGTTAACATATAACCTTTCATTTCCATATCCAAAGAGTCTTCTTCTATCTCTAGAGCTCTTTGTATATCAGGCAATAATGCATTAGCTTCTTCTGCTGTCATAGTGCCATTCTCTAAACCTTGTTTAATATCGTCTAGTATACTTTCCATTAGTATCTCCGCATAATTGCATACGCAATGTCTTTACTTTGCTTTGCAAGTATTTTCTTTTTAATTTTACAAACAGTAGGGTTCATATCACGTGATAACCCCGCTGCGGTTTTAGACATTTTATCTACTAAAGACGAAACATCTTTTGATCCTTTACTTTCTGAATACAGTTTTAGTTTTAGTATTTTAAACTTTACTTTTTCGGTAGGATATTCACAGTTCAAGTTTTCTACAGAATAACGAACCTCTACTGCAAGTAAAGATTCGTTATCATCGTAAAAACTAGTGTCAAGTAAATTAGAACATCCGCTAACGAACAAACCTGCTACTAACACTAAGTACTTCATTACTTCTTACCTGCCGAGTAAGCTTGACCACCAAAGAAGGCTGCCACAATAGCTGCTACAGAAACAAAGTAAGTTGCTGCCATATCACCAAGTATTTTAGAAGCACCATCAAGACCTATTAGATCTGCAAGTACTACTGCGAATGGATAGAGTAGTAAACCAAATAATGCGAACCAAGTCATGTTACGCTGAGCATCTCGCATTGCATCTAAATCTTCAAGCTCTTTACGTTTAAACTCTAAGTACATTGCGTGTTCTTCTGGAGAGACAATACCGTCTCCGTTAGTGTCTGCTGGATGATGTTCTGACATTACCATTTAACCTTGTTGGCCCAATAAGCTGCACTCATTTTGCCTCTTGCGATGTTTTTCGCGTGTCGTGCTTTCCATGCTAGTCTACGTGCTTTATACTTTGCACTTTCGCCTACTTTCTTTGGAGAGCCTTTTACACCTTGTGAGCCAAAACGGATAGTCTTTATTTTGCTACCTTCTTTTGCTACAACAATGTGTGACTTTGTTTTGTGTCCAGGAGTACGCTTAGGTTTATTATAAGCGGTTACACCTGCTCTTTTTAATCTTGAGTCTTTATTACCACCTCGAGCTCTACGCTGCTTAGGTGCTGACTTCTTTCTACCTCTTCTTGCCGCCACGACGCATTTTCCCTTTTCTGGTCTTTTTCACATAAGTGCTGACCATCTTAGGCTTACCGCCTGGGTTTCCTGCTCTACGCTTTCTACGGATAGCAGATTCTTTTTGCTTCTTTGTCATACGAGCAGCTTTTGCTGCTGGTACACATTTAGGATAAGCTTTTGAAGACGACTTCTTACGACCACAAGGCATGTAGCCACCCCCCTTCTTAGGACGTGATATATCTACCCACTTTTCCTTAAACCATTTAGTAAGTCCGCCTTGAGTCTTAGCCACGTTTACCTCTCTTCTTTCGATTAGTACGTGTACGAGATCCTCTTTTTGGTAACTTACGTTTTTTATACTTCTTCATTTTCATACTATAGCCACAAGCCATTAGTACTTTCCTCCACGAGCCTTATAGGTCTTTACCAACCAACCATTTGCATAAGCTGATGGATATACTTTAAACTTTCGTTTTGCTTCGGCTTTTACGCGAGCGTAGAGTTTTTTATTCTTCGGAGTCGACCTCTTCGTCGATTTGCCAACCGTAGTTCGGCGTGTCGTTCTCTTCTTCGTTGTTTTGCGTTTCTTCATTGCCATGCTCTATCTCCTCTAACGGAGCTACTGGAACGATGGCGTCAAATATATCTTCAGTTTGTTGAACTCCGCCTGCGGCTTTTTCAGCTTCTACTTTTGTATTAAATTTGTGTAATTTGCCTTCAGCATCACGAAAACAAAATCTTCCACGTTTTTCATAAATCATGTTATTTTCCAAAATACATTAGGGTTATTGCCCCTAACGCTGCGGTGACTACGGTCCAAAACACTTTTGTTATACTATTTAAAG